TTCCGTTGTATTGTTAAGTAAAAATAATACAAAGCTTTGTAAGTTGCAATACTTTGTAATAATATTTTTTATTTTTTTTTATTTATTTTCAATTACCTTTGAAGTGAATAATCACTTTATTTCAGTTTTACAATACTTTGTATTAACATGGGGAAAAATGGAGGTGCAAGGATAGGTGCCGGTAGGAAACCAAAAATTGAGGAAATAAAGATAATTGAACAAATGGATGCTATTTGTGTCCCCGATAAAATTTGGGAAGCCCTTTTGTACAAATGTCAACAAGGTGACACAAACGCGCTGAAATTGTGGCTTTCGTATCGATTTGGATTACCTAAACAGCAAATCGACGTAACCAGCAACGGTGAGAAAATCGCGCCGCCTATTCAGTGGATCGGCAAAAGAGTAGCAATAGAACAGGCAAAGATTATTCAAGACGACGACGAACAAAACGAACTAGAAACAAACCAGCAATTGGACGAACTGCAAAAGCAAGTAAGAAAGGATTACCAAAACTTGCTAGAACAGGACAAAGAGAACAAACAATTCGACATTTGGCTATGATCAATTTATTGGAGGATTATAAACCGTTATTTTATGAAACGCCGGATACAAGGTATTATCTGATAACCGGCGGACGTGGATCGGGTAAATCTTGGACTTTGGCGTTATTTCTGTTAAATCTAACTTATCAAAAAGGACACGTAATTTTGTTTACGCGTTATACTTTGGTTTCCGCATTCATTTCGATTATTCCCGAGTTTCTAGATAAAATAGAAATAATGGGAAAGGTAAATGACTTTGAAGTAACCCAATCCGAAATAATAAATAAATTAACAGGATCAAAGATTCTATTTCGTGGAATCAAAACGAGTTCAGGTGTTAACACTGCAAATCTTAAATCGATTGCCGGTTTGTCAACTTGGGTTATTGATGAGGCGGAGGAATTAACCGACTCCGATGTATTCGATAAAGTAGATTTATCAATACGAGCGAAGGAAAATTATAACCGCGTTATTTTGGTAATGAATCCCGCTTACAAAAGTCATTGGATTTATAACGACTTTGTAAAAAAGAAACGAAAGGATACGACCTATATTCATACAACTTACCTAGACAATAAAGAAAACTTAAGCGATTCGTTTATACAGGCCGCGGAAAAAACCAAAAGAGAGAACCGCGCGCGATACGAACACCTGTTTTTAGGTACTTGGTTAGATGATGCCGACGGAATGCTATGGAACCGCGCAATACTTGGAAAAGCTAGAATAGATGAGGCGCCGAACCTAACTAGAATAATAGTCGCAATTGACCCCGCGACAACGGCAAACATGCAAAGCGACGAAACCGGAATAATAATTGTAGGAAAAGATAGCGAAGGATTTGGATACGTTTTGGAGGATTTAAGCGGAAAGTATTCGCCGAATCATTGGGCAAAGATCGCAAATGATGCCGCGTTTAGGTGGAACGCTGATTGCATTGTAGCTGAAAAGAATCAAGGTGGTGACATGGTAGAAGCTGTATTAAAGTCGCAAGGAACAAATTTTAGGATTAAGCTAGTAACAGCGACAAAGGGAAAATACGTGAGAGCTGAACCCGTTTATTCATTATATGAGCAAGGCCAAATTTATCACGTTGGAAGTTTTCCTATCTTAGAATCGCAAATGGTAACCTTTAACCCCGATAAAGGAAAGAGCCCCGATAGAGTCGACGCGCTTGTTTGGGGTTTAACTGAATTAATGGTAAAAAACAACTTTGAATTCTCAATATGAAAAAAGAAACTATTGCCGCGCTTATCTTAATGTTAATCACTTATTTATTTATAGTTTTCGTGACATTGGATTTTAACGTATTTAATTGGCATTGTAGCGCTCGCGCTGTTATGGTAGTAACTTGGTTTTACGGAGTTACATTTTTAGAAAAGAATAAATAAGTATATTTGCTAAAACGAATATGCTATGCTATTAAAGGCTCTAAGGTCATACATTACTCCTACGGTTATTTCGACACCTCAGAAACCCGATGTAAACCTACTCAATCAAATACTTTATGGCCAATTTACGGCCTCCACGATGGTTGTTTGGTATGACTCAAATCAACAAACATTTATAGACAAAGGTTACAAAGGTAACGCACTTGTTTACTCAATTATTCGAAAGATAGCCGAGAAAGGCAAACAATGCCCTACTTACGTTTACAGAGAGACCCAAGCAGCTAAAAAATACAGAGGCGGAAAATATAACTCAAAAGAGCTTAACAGATTGCAAAGCATAGCATTTAGAAAGAAGGAGCTTGAAGATGTAAGTTATACCGATCCCGTAAGCCAGTTGATTAAGAATCCGAATCCGATGCAAACTTGGGCGGAATTCTTGGATTCTATGCTAACGTGGTACAATACTAGCGGCGAGATATTTGTTTACGGCTTTGCTCCACAGGATGGTTTAAATAAGGGCAAAATTAAGGAGATGTACGTTTTGCCGTCCAACTATGTCGAGATTGTGGCTGGAAGTTTATTTGAGCCTGTGAGAGGTTACAAATTGATAATTGGCGACCAGAACATTGAGATTCCAGCCGACCAAGTATTGCACATTAAAACAACGAATCTAACTTGGGATTTGAATGGCGCGCAACTTCGTGGAATGCCTCCGCTCTTGGCTGGTTTAACAACATTACAAGCTAACAACGAAGCGACAGAGGCAAAGCAGAAGACTTTCCAGAATGGAGGAGCGAAAGGCATTATTTCTCCTAATATTAATAACCCTGAGTTCTGGCCATCCCCTGATCAGCGCGCAAAGATGGATGAGCGGATAGATGAGAGGATAAACGGTAATAAGAACCTAAATAAGATTGTTGCGTCCTCGATTCCGTTGCGTTACGATGCAATTGGATTGAGTCCTGTTGCTATGGATATTATAAACTCTCAGAACATGGACTTGCAAACACTTTGCGGTCTTTGGGGAGTTAATCCTGTTTTGTTTACTTCAAACGCTACCTATGCCAATTTGGAAGGCGCACAGAAGGCTTTGGTTACCGATGTGATTATGCCGCAGCTTCAAATGATTGAGGAGAAGTTTACCCAATGGCTTGGAAGGTCTTACGGCATGGATTATGTGATTGACTTCGATATTTCATCATTCTCAGAGTTACAACCAGATGTTCAAGTAATTTTGGATACTTATGGCAAGTCTCCATATTTTACAGGCAATGAGGTTAGAAGCTTGTTAAACTGGCACGCTAGCGAAGACCCAGCGATGGATGTGCATTGGATACCTAGCAATGTGATTCCAAGCGATGAGGCACTAGGAAACGCTGCAACGGACTTTGTGGATTTCCAAGCATAAGAAATGAATAAAATAAATTACTCTAAGGTTAGAAGGTCGGCACAAGCGGATTTGAAGAAATACGAACGCCTTGGAGTAAAAATATTTACTGAGGCATTGAAGGAGCAAGCTAAGCCAGTTGTGCCGTTGTTGCCGATGCAAGATGCTTATGTAAAGTTCTATCAGGCTGTATTTGTTGATTCTGCGACTAAGGAATACAATAGGATTAGGCAGGATAATAGAGAGAAGAAGTTTCTGCCAGATAATTTTTTTGTTAGCACTTGGCTTGAGTTTATAAAGAATTGGGTAATTCAGAATTTAGGTCAACTAATTTTTGATGTAACGGACACTAGTCAAAAAAAAGTTAACGAGATAGTTGCTCAAGGTATTCAGGATGGATTAACTCCTAGACAGATTGAAGAGTTGTTGATTGAGCAGATTCCTGATATTAAGAGAGCTAGGGCAATTGCTAGGACTGAAGCTACAAGAGCTTACAATGAAGGAAAGAGGCGTTCGGCTCAAGATTGGGCTAATCAGACAGGTACTGCATTATGGAAGATATGGATTCATGGAGGAGCTAAAGAACCTAGGATTCAGCACATACAAGCACAGAATAAACCCGTAAGATTTGATCAGCCGTTTGTGTTTTTTACGAATGGAGTTCAGGTATTGATGGACAAGCCTGGCGATTTAAACGGAGGAGCTGCTCAAACTATAAACTGCTCATGTGTAGTGGTTTACGTTTCAGAATCCTACGCTAGAAGGTATTTTAAGGATACTTTCGTTCTGTAAGCAGTTTTGTTTCATAAATCTTTTTATTTGTATATTTGTCTAAACGAATAAGCAATGCTAGAGAAAGCCGAGCAAACGTATTCCGATTATCCAGAGGCGGTTAGAAATAATGCCAAAAGAGTTTTGAAATATGTTGATGAGAACGGATGGGGGCCATGTGGTACTCCGGTCGGAAAGCAGAGGGCAAATCAGCTTGCAAACGGCGAGCCTGTTTCGGTTGATACGATTAAAAGAATGTTTAGCTATCTTAGCAGGCATGAAG